AACAGCTAATCTTACAAGGGTGTTATCTGCATGTGTTGCTGCAGTTGTGCCACTATGTCCACGAGTAACAGTCATAGTATTGTCATCAGCAGTAGCTGATACAAGCATAAGCTCTTCTTCTACAAGTATTACATCATTAGCAGTATTCATGCCAGTTTCGTCATCAACATCTACACCAGTTTCACTTGCATCCAATGCTTCATTAAGTTGTGTTGCCAAAGCACCAGATGTTGTTCCGCTCCACTGACCAGCACCCCAACCAGTTCCACCAACTGTTACATCTAATCCTACATTTAGTTGATATGTACCAACAACACTTCCGCCGCCATTACCTGTATCAGATGAGTTTGCTGCAACACTAGATGTTATTGTATAAGCATTAGAACTTATCAATGATGTTATTTGAAACTCTGCATTTAATATCGTAGCTGTTATCACACCACCTAAACTAACAGCACCAGAAAATGTAACGAAATCATTTTCATTTGCTCCATGAGCAGGGTCTGTGACAGTTATTGTAGTAGAGCCGTTAGTTGCTGCAAATGTTACATCACCAGCAGATGTTGTGCTTCTTATAGGGGTAATATCACTGAATGTTTGACCCTCTTCTATGTAATATTTTAAGTGTGTGCCAACCCCCATAAAATCTGATCCATCTAATGCTACCCAGTTATGTAATCTTCTAGCGCTACCTAGATATGTATTAGGACTAAACTTCTCCCAGCCACCTATCTTTTCTGGAGAACCTAATCTAAATCTTATTTTATCACCATCAACAAAACCACCTTCATTACTGTAAGGTGTGATGTCTGATACAATACCTGATTTAAATACTATTTTATTTAAAGGCATTATGCTGTGCCTCCAGTTAAAGAGCCACTACCACTTGATGTTACATTGCTAACACCTTGTATTGATTTACCAGATGCTCCACCAGAACTCCCACTTGATCCATTTGTTGGCGCAGTTGCTGGAAAACTTACACTTGTACCACTTCCATTACCGCCTGTTGATCCACTTGACCCAGCAGCACCAAATGCTCCACCTGCCCCTCCTGCGCCACCAGATCCTGCATTATTAGATCCTGATCCACCACTTGAGCCAGATGCAGCTGATTGATTGTATCCTTGACCAACACCACCTGCTCCACCAGAACCACCATCTTGTGTAGCTAAACAAGTACCAGAAACAGAACCACTTAATGAATTATAATAGAAGTTTGGTGAATTTGTTCCTTGATGAGCAGTTGTACCGAAAACAGTGAAATATGTAGTTGTTGATGCTGTAATACCTACTGTGCCACTGTTTGAAACTATAGTACCAGAACTTGATGTGCTTGTGCTTACAGAAATTTGTGGTGTTCCATATCCACTACCATAATCAGCACTAATAGAAGCAGAAACTGTATATACGCCAGTTGTATTAGTCTGTGCAGAAAAATAAATTGGACCTCTATTAGCGCAATTACCAGAAAGACCTGTCCCTGCAGGACCTTGAGAATTTAAATCAAACTGTGATGGATTAATACCTCTATTGAATTGCGCTCCTATACCACCCCATAATCTATCTGAAACAACGCCTTTTCCATCTAAGTCGTTTCCAGAACCACCATAAGTAGTAAACCAACTTGGAGAATTGTTTTGTGGTGTAGATGTTCCTCCTCCACCTTGATCTACTTGATTAGTAAACGTAGCATTGGCTGTAAACACACCTTTACCACCTGCACCTCCAGCACCACCTCCGCCACCACCAGCTTTGATTGTACCGTTATTAACAAGAGTTACTGCAACACTACCAGCAACCTCAAGAGCATTACCACCTGCCGCTCCTGCCGCACCACCAGCACCTTCTATACTACCATTATTAGTGATGGTAATGGACCCAACACCATCGCTATGTACCATCAGTGCAGCATCGGATGAACTTGTTGAGCCAATAGTTACAGATGAATTAATTACTGTTTCTTTGGGATAATTTACAAGAAAATCATCTCCAAAAACAGTTTTCAAACTTTGAGCAGTTGCAGTAGATGAGTAAGTTTTTCTAAATGCTCTCTTCTGTCCGTAAAAATCATTAATAGATATTGGACTGCTATTTGCACTTGTTGGTACATCTGCTGATAAATTTGTAGCTGTATTGTTAGATGCGTTAGCTCTAACTAAAGAACCACCTCTATAAACTTGTTCCAAACGCTGTTACATTATTAGCTGATGTTACCGCACCATTAGATCCTAATTTAAAAACTGTTGTGCCATTGTATTTGAACAATAATTCGTTATCGCCCGTATCTAATGATATTGCCCACTTACTAGATCCAAATAATATTGCGTTACCATTTGTATCTAAATCACCACCTAGCTGTGGTGTTGGGTCTGCAACTAAATCTGTTGGCGCAATAGATGTCACATTAGCATTAGCACCTGTGCCATCTGCAAAAAGTATTGCTGTTAATCCTGTGGCAACTGCAACTGTGCTACCACTGCCACCACCTTGTTTTACTGTAGCAGTTTGACCACTGTCATTTTTAATAAAATACCATTTTTGCTGATCGTTAGGATCTATTGTTAAATTAAAAGCTCCTGATGGAGATCCTGATAATATTATAATTTTAAACTGACCATTAGATAAAGTACCGTCACTTGTTGTAAGTGTTGTGTTACCTGTAATTGTTAGCGTTACAGATCCATTTAAAGCTCTGTCTATTATATCTAGGTTGTTGTTTGTGGTGTTTCCCCAAGTACCTGCCTGTTCTCCTGAACCTATTTTTTCTATTCCAGTGTTTGATGTATATGTACTTGCCATGTTTACCTCACTATTTCAGTATATGTCTCTGTGCCACTAGGCGTAATCTCTGTCCATGTTTCTGTACCACTTGGTGTGATCTCTGTATATGTCTCCGTTGTGGCATCTGTTACAACATCTACAAACATTATATCTCCAGAAGATGTTTTTGTAAAATTCAAATCTGCTGTAGCTGATGTTATAGCTATTAATGTGCCATCTGCTGTTTGTGTAAAATCTGCGCTTATATCTATTTCTGTAACATCTAATCTGTTGGCAGCAGTCGTTTGTGTAAAGTCAGCACTAATATCAGCAGAAGTAATTCCTATTAATGATCCAGTTGATGTTTGTGTAAAGTCACCACTTAAATCTGCTATACCAGCTAATATACCAACACCCACAGATGTTTTAGATGCTACACCATTTAGCTCTGCACTTGCTGCAAGTAAGTTACCGCCTACATCTGCAATGGCGGCTTCAGCGATGGCAGCATGACCAAGCACTATGAACCCTCCAACGCAGTTACTCTTTTTTGTAAATCATTTATATTTGTTTCTTGAGAACTTATTCTAGCTTCTAATTCTTGTATGGTTTTTACGAGTAAGGGTACAAGTTTACTTTGGTCCATGCCCTGTGGGTCAATCTTAGATGCTTCTTTTACATCACCAACTTTTTTGCCTTCAGGTATTGCATCATCATCAGTGTAAAGCACCTCTTCTGTCATAGCATCTTTTTCACCAACTATTGCTTCAGGAACAGCAGTAACCTCATGTGCAAGAAATCCATCCACTGTTTCTTTTTGTCCTATAAAGTTAAACCTACAAGGTTTTAATTCTTTTAATCTTGTTGTTGCATCAAAATCATAATTTACATTTTCTTTTAATCTATAATCCGATGATGTGTTAAAACTTGTACTTCCTCCACTATGCGTAATACTGCCAACAGAGTTACCATCACCATCTGCAAATCCCATTGAATAGCTTGTTCCTGAACCATCATCAGAACCG